AGTATTTTGTAAATGGTTCTGTTGCGATTACTGGTACAGCAACTCTTGCTGCAAATACTTGGTATCATGTTACTGTTTCTAGAACAAGTTCGGTCACCAAGATGTTTGTTGGTGGTGTACAAGATGGAAGTAATTATTCCGACTCGAATAATTATGGCACTACAAAACCAATCAGAATCGGTGCAACAGTTGTTCCTGGCGACTACTTTAACGGACATATTGACGAAGTTAGAGTTTCTACCACTGGTCGTTATCCAACAGCATTCACCGCTCCCACAGGTATATTCCAGGGGGATGCAAACACCAAACTTCTCCTCCACCTTGATGGTGCTGATGCTCAAACTTATACTGAAGATTGGTCTGGTGGCGAGTCACTGACCAATGATGAAGAGTTTAATAATGATGCAATTCTTGCAACTTATAATGCAAACAATCGAACTGCTCCTGTCACTGGATTTGATGGCAAGACTCACAGATATTATGATGCTGCAAATCTGATTGTTGCTAACAAAGACTTTATTGCTAAAGAAGCAGTATACTTGTTAACACAGC